TCGTCCACATTCTACTCCTACTACACGTACTTGGGATGCGATGTACACTACACCTAACTACGCAGGAGACATTCGTGCCTACTTGGCTGACTATGAATTACCTATCGTTGAGTTGGATAGTACTTACACCCCTGCTATTCCTAAATGGCAGAAGGTGCAATCGTTTGATTTCAGTATGTTTCCTTGTGAGGTTATGCCTTCAGCTACGTATGGCTCAGGACCTAACCGTGAAACAACTGGAAATATGCATATGTTGTGTGATTTCATTGCTACTTCCCGCTGGGAATTTATTCAGCCTATTGACACAGTTTGAACATTCAAATAACATGCATGTTGATGTTTATTGTACCAATAAAACATGATATGAATACAACAAAATGTTATTTGTGATACTTTACAAAGTTAATTGTCATGGCCGCCGGATGGCGACACGAGCGGAGCGGAGTGAGCCTAGGCGGTACTATAGTTGATCAACGAGCCCCGCAGGGGTGAGTTTGATTATTAGGTTTCACCCGGTTTTGGAATAGGCACTCCCTCTGAGATAAGATAATCTCGCAAATCATCCAAAGTTGCGACATTTTCGGGTTCAGTTACAATTTGGGGTACTTCATTAATGAAATATTCATCAACTCTGCGCGAAATTGCATCAATAGTGAACCCGTCAAATTTGTACCACTTATCAATTTCAACATTGCTGGTGAAAAAAATGTGCTGTGCACGAAACTGCCTAAACCCACCTTTTATTGGAACACGATAGGGGTATCTATCACAAATCTTTAGCAGCTCGTCGTATTTAAGCCATCCATAATAATCATCAATGATAACGCATTTGTGTCCATCATATCCATCCCACCATTCACCGCGTGGTTTGTAGTAAATAGAGTCAGGGTACAGTTTCTTCGCCATTTCAAGCGCGTAGCGACTCTTTCCTGTTCCGGGTTTTCCGACGAGGACGGTGACCTTCGTTTTGAAGTCGCGAACATCGTCGTCAGTGTAGATAGCGTTCAGAGCCTCAAACCCGCGGTGGTACTTGACATAAGTGGATGGCATCTCGCGAGCGACCGCAGCGACTGACTTCTTTTCCTTGAGAATGTCACAAGCTGCTTTCAGGTCGTTTCGTGCACCAGCAGTTTGTGGAGTGCCGATTTCAATGAAATCACCATCTTTAGAACAGTATTTCTGCGAGTCCATGTCGCTTCCTCTGGCGATCTCCCAGTGTGCACGAGCAGAAAGTGTCTTCATTTGGAGTAGGGATCTGCGCCCCTTATTGCCAAGGTTGATGTAACCTTGCAAATGAGGGGTTCCCTTCTCTCCAACTTCTTTGCCGATAATTAAATATGACGGATTAAAACGCTGCGCTTTATCCATTACTATTTTATACTCATCTTCTGTATAGTTATTCAATGTAAAGCACCATTTAGCATTACGCGCAGCTTTTGCCATCATGTACTGAGGTGGCGGCTATAGTATTACCCGCCACCTCAGTACCTCAGTACATATAGACTTTAACGCGCGGACCTTGTTGAGCATACTTAGTCACTTCAACAAGGTCCGCGCTTTAAGCTCCGCCCAGTAGCACACCACTTAAGATTTGGATCCGTCATGTGATTTAAGTGGGCCACTTGAGATAAGTGCTGTGTCAGCAATTTTGGCTGCGCGCAGACACGTTCATTCTTGTCTAAGCGCTATCAGCGCGTTGCAGCGAGTGAATGGGTGCTGCGCGCAGCGTAAGCTGCGCGCAGTATAAAAGGCCGTGTAGCTAGCCTGCTGGTCATTATTATGGCAGTTGTTCACGGAGAAACTCCACAATGGCTCGATACTCTAGCGCGCGTCGAATTGTTCGTAAATACAGAAAACGCACAACCTACAAGCGTCGTGGTGTTGCTAAAAAGAGGAAGACGTACAGGAGAGCTTTCTCTCGACTTCGACGGTCTGCCTTTCGACGACGCAGTGGACGGCGAACTCGTACACACACGTATAAAGGACTTAACAGAGCAGCTCGATTCAGCACTGCTAAAACAACACGATTGTTCTGCACGATGCAAAGGGAGGAAGAAATCGAGTACAGTTGGGCGCTTAATGCGACGACGCCGTACTGCGCAGTTCACACTTTCAACACGGGTAACTACACCTGGTTCCCGTCTAAAACTGACAACCTTTCTAAGATGCTCTGGTCAAGTTACCGATACCACCGACTCATCGGCTACGAATACCGCCTCTTCAACTTCCGTTTCACCGCCACAACGACTACTAAATTGGCTGCGGCGACCACACCAGTCGTAGCTCCTGCTATTCAGCAGATCACTATCGACAAAGTCTCGCCTGTCATGAATATTTGGCATCCCTTGACCGGGTTGTATGACGATCCCCCACCCCGTGCGGAGGAGCAATTCTACAAGAAGTTCTACACCAAGGGGCGCAAGTCGGGTTTCACGTACAAGAAGACGTTTCGTCCACATTCTACTCCTACTACACGTACTTGGGATGCGATGTACACTACACCTAACTACGCAGGAGACATTCGTGCCTACTTGGCTGACTATGAATTACCTATCGTTGAGTTGGATAGT